TGAAGTTACCGTACAAGCGTTCGTAGCTGTGTCGGACAACATTTCTGGTGCGTCCACTTACAGCCGAGCCCTGAACACCAAGTTCATTGACTGTGGCGGTGGCAGTAACCTGAATGGTCTACGTGTCTACAGCCGAGATGAGTTCTCCACCACCAATGCTAACGGTGTGCTGCCGGCTAAAGGCATCCACTGGATTCGTGGCGACCTGAGTGGTTGTGGTGAGCATGGCGCACACATTGGCGACTTCTACGAAGCTCTTCCTGACTTCTCCTATGTCAACCCTGAGGATGTCTGGATTAACGGTGCTCAGATCATTCTGAACACCCTGCGTGGAGTCATCATCACTCGTGGTACTCGTGTACGCATCTCCAACTGCACCTTCGGCGACAATGGTGGTGACAACCACATTGACTTCGATCTTGCCGGTGATCGTGCAATTGACATTGACTACAGTGAAGGTAACGTCTACTACAATGGTTCGGTAGGTAAAGAGACTGGTGTACTTGACCTCGACAACTCTTCGTCTGTCCTGGACGCTCGTCGTGGCTTCACCTTGTTCCGCACTAACTCTTCTGCCCCTCTCACCATCAGTGGTGTAGTTGGTGGCAAGGCTGGTCAGCGGTTCAGCATTCTGATTCAGGATAACTTCACCACCGTAGCTATCGACCCTGATCGTCCAATCACTGGCGTTGGTACTCTGGCAGACTTCATCTACGATGCGCTGGCAGGGACTTGGGAAGCTTACTCTGTAGTTGGCGGTAACGAAGTTGCTGGCTCTCTGGTCACTACGACCCTGAGCGTTAACTTCAGCGCCATCAATACCAAGAGTGTAGCAACTACTCTGGTTAACAACGTCACTGTCATGAACGTCACCAAGCCGGCTACTTCGCTGGCAGGCAAGACTTTCCAGATGCGTCTGAAGGAAGGCACTGGTCTTGACAAGGGCCTCGCTTGGTCGGCTGACATTAAGTTCGCTGATGGCATTGCTGCCCCAGCTTCTCTGCTGGCCAACAAGACTCTGGCACTTGATCTCTACTGGGACGGTGTGTTCTTGGTAGTCACCAACATGGTAACCTACTAACTGGTTATAGCCCACAGGGAAGTGGGCCTTGAGGTTTATATGATTGACAAATCTAAACTGCTTGACAGTATGGGCCGTCCGCTAACCCAATCCCTCTTCTTGGAGATTGGCTATAGCGACTACGCGGTGTATACTCTCAAAGAATACGATTACCCGTACAAGGGTAAGCACTACCCGTCCCTTAAGCGTCTGTTCCTGCTTGAAGAGGACCCGACTGAATACACCTTTGCTGAGAAGCATCTGCTTGGTTGGCAACACTGGAAACGCCTGTGTGAGAACAAGGTGATTGCTAAGCATGTCGAAGAATGGCGTGAAGAGCTTGAGTTGAAGATTCGCTCTCAGGCTGTACGCGACATGATGAACCTCTGTGCTTCTGAGTCCGGCAACTTCTCTGCTGCCAAGTTCCTTGCCGATAAAGGCTGGGAGAAGCGTGCAGCAGGTCGTCCGTCCAAGGCTGAACGAGAGAAGCATCTCCGTATTGAAGAGCGCATTGCAGACGAGTTTGCTGCTGACGTTGTGCGTCTGGCTGATGTAAGGAAATAATCAATGGCTGTAGAAGAAGATTGGCTGCTAGAGGCAGAACGAAAGCTCAAGCTAATGCCTCAGCAAGCTAGAGAAGTTAGAGAGCGTGCCTTAGAAGACCTCTATTTCTTCGCTAGGCTTGTTAATCCGGGCTACATGTATGGTGAGGTACACCGAGAGATTTTCGCTTGGATGCAAGAGTATACGCTGTTTGGGCAGGGCACTAGCCTCACCAGCAACAAGCTCATCATGTTGCCACGAGCACACCTGAAATCTCACATGGTCGCTACTTGGTGTGCTTGGATTATTACTCGCCACCCAGAAGTGACTATGTTGTATGTGTCGGCCACAGCAGCTCTTGCAGACACTCAGCTATACGCAGTTAAGAACATCCTTGGCTCCACTGTGTACATGCGTTACTTCCCTGAGTACATCAATCCCCAAGAGGGTAAGCGTGAGAAGTGGTCTTCCACTGCCGTGTCGGTAGATCACCCCAAGCGTCGTAAGGAAGGCATCCGAGATGCTACCATCTCGACAGCAGGCCTAACCACCAACACCACCGGTTGGCACGCAGACATCATTGTAGCAGATGACCTTGTAGTCCCTGAGAATGCGTACACTGAAGATGGCCGTGAGTCCGTAAGTAAGAAGGCTTCCCAGTTCACCTCCATCCGTAATGCCGGTGGCTTCACCATGGCGTGTGGTACTCGCTATCACCCCTCAGATATTTATTACACTTGGCGTAATCAGTGCTACGACATCTATGATGACGATGGCATCAAGGTTGATGTCAAGCTCATCTGGGAGATCAAAGAGTACGCCGTAGAGAAGGACAACATCTTCATCTGGCCTCGTGCTGTACGTGAGGATGGCAAAGCTTTCGGCTACAACCTGCAAGTGTTGTCCCGGATCAAGGGTGAGTATACTGACCGAGTTCAGTTCTTCGCTCAATACTACAACGATCCTAACGACCCTGGGAGCGACCGTATCAGTCGAGATAAGTTCCAGTACTACAACCCTAGGGCTCTTAAGAAAGAAGGCTCTAGGTGGTTCTACAGCGGCCGTAAGCTCAATATTTATGCTGCCGTAGACTTTGCATTCTCTCTGTCCAAAGCTGCTGACTACACAGCTATTGTGGTGGTTGGTGTTGACTGTGACAACAACGTCTATGTGCTGGACATTGACCGGTTCAAGTCTGACAAGACCATCGACTACTTCAACCACATCAAGACCCTGCACGCCAAATGGCGCTTCAATAAGCTACGTGCTGAGGTTACTGTCGCTCAGAAAGTGATTGTTAACGGCATCAAGGACTTCGTTAAGAAAGATGGTCTTACCCTGTCGGTTGAGGAGTACCGCCCTAGTCGGACTGAGGGTAGCAAAGAAGAACGTATTGCAGCAGCTCTTGAGCATCGATATGACAACCAAGAGGTGTGGCACCTAGAAGGCGGCTGGACGGCTGTTCTTGAAGAGGAGTTGGTGTTGGCTAGGCCACCACATGATGACATCAAGGACGCCCTTGCAAGTGCCCTAGGGATCGCTACAGCCCCTGCCAAGAGTAGCTCTGCACAAGTAAAAGACTTTCTCTCTACAAGTTTCAACAAGAGCCGCTTCGGTGGCGTTAATTATCGTTAGGAGTTTTAATGACTAAGGTCGCCGAAATCACTGGCATGCTAAAGCAGGATGACGCCTCTAAGTGGGTGAGTCATCTTTGGAATACTTATAACGACCAGCGACGTGAGAAGATCGACGAGTGGCTCGAACTTCGTAACTACATCTTTGCAACTGACACTACCACCACCTCGAATGGCCGACTGCCTTGGAAGAACTCTACAACGCTTCCTAAGCTGTGCCAGATTCGAGACAACCTTCACTCCAACTATCTTAGTTCGTTGTTCCCTAACGACGACTGGCTGCGTTGGCAGGGCTACGGTAAGAAGGACAGTACTAAGGTCAAGGCCCGCTCTATTCAAGCGTACATGGCTAACAAGTGTCGTGAGGGCCACTTCCGCACTGAGATGTCCAAACTGTTGTACGACTTCATTGACTATGGCAACGCCTTTGCTACTGTCACCTTTGAGTCTAAGTACAAAGAGATGGCTGATGGCAGTGTAGTGCCAGATTACATCGGCCCGAAGGTTCTGCGCATTAGTCCTATGGACATTGTGTTCAACCCTCTGGCTGCTGACTTCACCAGCTCGTTCAAGATTATTCGGTCTGTGAAGTCTCTTGGTGAGCTTAAGCGTCTGGCTGCTGACGAGCCTGAACAAGCCTTCTGGGCTCAAGCCATTGAGCGTCGTGAGTACTTCCGATCTAAACACGGCTCGTATAGTAAGGAAGATTTTGACAAAGCCTCTGGCTACTCTGTGGATGGCTTCGGTAACCTGTACGAATATTACATGGGTGACTTCGTAGAAATTCTTGAGTTCTACGGCGACTATCATCACCACGATACTGGCGAGCTTCAGACTAACCGAGTGATCACGGTGGTTGACCGCAGCCTTATGGTGCGTAACTCGGAGATCCCTAGTTGGTTTGGTCATGCCCCGATCTATCATGTGGGCTGGCGCTTCCGTCAAGATAACCTGTGGGCTATGGGTCCTCTGGACAATCTGGTTGGTATGCAATACAGGATTGACCACCTTGAGAACCTGAAGGCAGATGCTATGGACTTGATTGTCCATCCTCCGCTCAAGATCATTGGTGAAGTTGAAGAATTCGTCTGGGGTCCTGGCTCGGAAATCCATTTGGACGAAGGCGGGGACGTGCAGGAGGTGAGCAAGAACCTCAATGCACTGGTGATGGCGGATAACAACATTCAGCTCCTAGAGGACCGTATGGAGCTTTACGCAGGTGCTCCTCGTGAAGCCATGGGTATCCGTACTCCGGGTGAGAAGACTGCACTAGAAGTCCAGACGCTCAGTAACGCAGCAGGTCGTATCTTCCAAGAGAAGATCACTACCTTTGAGATTGAGTTGCTAGAGCGTGTGCTTAATGCCATGCTTGAAACTGCTCGTCGTAACATGGATGGCTCTGATGTTATCCGTGTGATGGATGATGACATTGGCGTTAAAGAGTTCATGACCATCACCAAGGGCGACATCACGGCTAATGGTGTGTTGCGCCCAGTTGGTGCTCGTCACTTTGCTAAGCAGGCACAAGACTTGCAGAACATCGTAGGTATCTTCAGCTCTCCGATTGGTCAGATGGTTGCTCCTCACACCAGTGCTAAGAACCTAACCAAGTTTGTGGAAGACGTAACTGGCATCACTGGCTACGAAATCTTCAAGCCTAACGTCGCTATCTTCGAGCAGCAAGAGACTCAAGCCCTGATGAACCAAGCTAGCGAGGACCTCGAAGTACAAGCTCGTACACCGGCTGAGGGAGCCATCGCATGAAGACCTCTTGGACGCAAGGCCAAGAGAAAGAACGTCAAATAGACATCCGTCAGAATTTCAAAGAGTCTCTGGTTATGCGCCAGAGGCTCATTGAGATGCTAGAGGCCAAGATCAGGACTTCCCAACGACAGGGCAGATCAGAGGCTTCCTATGACAACCCCAACTGGGCGTTGCTTCAAGCTGACAAAAGAGGGTTCGAGAGAGCCCTCGAAGATGTAATTGACCTGATTTCTGATAAGTCAGTAGACAAAAGCTAAAATTTTAAGTATAAGTATAGTACTTATAAGTATACTTACTTACTACTTACTTTAACTT